TCAGAGGCTCTGGCGCGGCGATCGCGCCTGAAGGAGTGCGCTGGCGCGGGCGCGACCCAGCAGCGCCATAAGCGTGCCGATCAGCCCGCCTATTGCCTGGATGACCAGGACGATATCCCGACCGATCTGCTCGGCAAGGTCTGGCGTGATGCTAATGCCGAGCACGACGCCGACAAGCGGCAAGACCGTCGTGAGCGCGGTGAGCAGCGTTCCCCAAATCGTCATGGATTGCCACCAGCCTTTGGTGTCGGCGGACGCGTAGGGCTTTGTCGTCGGCGCGTCGGTCGGTCCGGTCATGAAGGGGAACTCCTCGGTTTGAGCGGGATCGTTGGCAGAGGGGACGAGGCGGGTGGCAGCGGCAAGTGTGGCGTCGACGCGACGGAGCCAGCCGCGGCCGAAGCGCCAGAAGTGGGGAAGTGCGCGATAGCGATGTCGGCGGATCGCGGCGTAGCGCGCGAGGGTCTCGCGAGGGGCGGCAGTGCGCGCAGCGGTGAGCGTGATCGGGCCGATCTCGCCGTCGCTCTCGACACCGAGCGCTTCTTGCAGAAAGCGGGCAGCCGTCCCGACACCATGATTGACGCAAGCATCGAAGTGCATGAGCGCAAGGGACGGCCTCAGCTCCGAACAGCGTGCGGGCTGCCAGTAGCGCGTCAGGTAGATCTTGCGGACAAGCTCGTCGGGAAGCGAGCGGAGATTGGATCTCAGTTCGGCGAGATTTTGTGTCGTCACTTCGACGCGGAGTTCGCGGGCATAGACGGTGAGCGTGATGCCCTTGTTCGTCGGGCCGCCGGGATCGTGCGGATCGTCAGTCCAACCGCCTTCCATCGAGAGAACGTGCCGAAGCGCGAGCTCGAATTTGTGGTCGGCTATACGGGCTGCTGCGGTTGATGCGGGCTGACGGAAGTCGAGGATGAGGCCGCGATCGAAGGCCGCGACAGTGACGGCATTCGATTGATTTCCGCCGAGAATGAACACCTGCGTGCCCGTCATGCCGACGAGGAAGCCGACGTGCCCAAGCGCGGGATCGCTGCCGCGCTTAAGCACGACAATTGAGCCGGTGATCGGCGTGTCTGTGGATGTGCCCCAGTCGAGATAGGAGCGGGCGCGCAGCGAGCGAGTGCTGGCAATGCCGGCGCGCTCGAGGCAGGCGCCGGCAAAGGCGGCGCACCAGGCGGTCTCGTCGGATTGGCCGCGATGTCCAAGCTCGTCGAACATCGCGACGATGCGCGGATTGTGCGTCGGTCCGGAAATTTCGGATTGGCCAAGCTCGCGCCAGGCCTCGGCCATCCAGGATGGCTGCTGCATTAGAAGCTCCGATTTGGAATCTAGAGGACGGCAGTGGCGGGGCTGCCGCGGCCGTAGCTCGCGCTGAGCTGGCTGATGCGGATGGTTACGGTCGCCGGCAGGGAGCCGAAATCCGCGAATTGATCGGCGGCGGAATAGATGGCCGATGAAGTCGATGCCGTGACCGTGCGCAGGACAGCATCACCGTCGAGCACGTCGATCTCATAGCGCTCGCTGTCCTCGCCGAGAGGCACGTCGGCACTCTCCCAGCTATCGCCGCCGATGCGCGTGCGGCGGATCCAGCGGATGTGCAGATCACCGGCCTCGCGGTGGCCGCGCACATGCACCGGAGCAAAGGGGCGCCGGCCTATGCGTGCAAAGGCGTGGACGACCGTGTCGTAGGAGGGCGATCCAAGGTCACGGTTCGAGGGGCCAAATCGCCAGTTGAATGCAAGGCCAACTTCATTCGGCGCCAGATCGAGCGACGTGATCGCGGAATCGAGGAGCACGAAACGCGCGCCGGCAGGCAGCGGATGGCGGGTCGTGTCCTCAGTTCCCTGCTGGCCACGGATAAGCGCGGAGAGTGCGTAGGTTGAGGGAGCGACGAGCGTTGCCTCGCGAAATTGAAGGACCTCCCAGCGGCCGGGGCTGTGCTCTATGGCAGCAGCATTGGCGCCGGAGAGGAGCGCAAGATCGCTGACCGAGGCGAGCGCGCCGTAGTCGAGCCGAACATGCAGGACATTGGACTTGTCGAGCCGGCTCGGAGGGCCGGGTGGAAGATCGCCGAGTGTCAGGCCCATGGTCGCCGGTTCGCTTGCGAGCGCGCGCAGCGTAAAACCCGAAGTCTCGGGCGAGCTGTACAGCGCGACGGCGCCTGGCCAGGGGCGCATCATCGCCGCGAAGTAACCTGCATCAGGCGGCTCGTTGCCGAGAAGCAGTGGGAGGTCGAGGAATATGGCGGATGGCTGGCCGAGGATCGTGACGAGCGGCGCGTCCCCGTCGCGTGGTACCGCAGTGATCGGCGCGTAGACGTCGGGCTCGATGCGGCTCGCGTCGATCTCGCGGGCGCCGTGATCGCCGATCTCGGTAATGCGGAAGAGGCGGGGGGCGCCTGGGTCGTCGAGCGCGACGACATCCCCCGGCTCGAGCGCAATCCGGCTCGGGGGAAGCGCGAACTGCGCGCGCTCACGGGCGGCCCAGGTCTCGAAGAGCCAGCTCTCGGCAATCTGCGACGCCTGGTCGGCCTCCATGACGATGGCGAGTTCGGCGAGCGACGTGCGGCCGCTGGCGCCGACGAGGCGGCGTGCCTCTGAAACAGCCCTGCGGTAATCGCGCTCGGAGGCAGCATAGGAAATGCGTGCGGAGGCGGGCAGGTCTGTTTCCTGAGAGCGGGCGAGCGCGATGAGATCGGCGCCGGGTTTCAGCTCGGCTGCGGCGCCAGCGGTGAGCGTGAATACGGGCGGGTCGATGCCGCGATGACGAAAGACGATGCGGCCTTCGCTCTCCAGCGAGTCGAAGAAGTAAGCAAGCTCGAGCGGCTGCAATGCATCTCGCGCGGACATGACCTGATCGATGACATAGCCCGGGACAACGCCGGCGAGTCTGCCGACTTCCGAGGACTCGAATGCGTGCGATGTCAGGATGTCGGACACAACGGCGGCGAGCGGCTGGCTGGCAATGCGACCGTTGAGCCAGTGCCCGTGTCGCCAGTTGTCGCCGTCGCCCCAGGCGAGACGGTTGTTGGGAAAGGACGGATAAGGCCGCGCGTCCCAGGCGTAGATGTAGACATGGGCGAGATCGACCATCGGTGCGCCATAGAGAGGCGATGTCGGGTTCGCATCTTCGATGTGACCGGGATGCGAAGGGTCGAGGCCCTCGGTGAGTGCCTGAAGATAGAGACGCTGGATGAGGTCGTCGCGCGCGCCAGTGGAGAAATAGGGGCGCGAGCTCTCGGCGCTCTTGGGGTCGACGAAGACATTCGGCTGGTTCGCGCCTTTGTCGATGGCTGGGCAACCGATCTCGGTGAGCCAGAAGGGCTTGGATTGAGGAATCCAGGCCGTCGGCGTCGTGCTTTCGATGCCGCCAGGACGGTTGAAGTGCGCGCTCTCCCACCAGGAGCGAATGTCCTTGAAGCGGAATACCCACGGCTTGTCAGCGTGGCCATCAGTGATCGGGGTGCGGATTTGGAGTTCGCGGTCGGAGCCGCTCGCGTAGTACCAGTCGTAGCCTTCGCCGGCGACGAGATTGGACTTCAAATAGCGGAGATCGTGGAGCGCGCGATGGCCTGCGTGCCAGTCGGCGTGATCGCGGCCATCGCGCCAGTCGGCGAGCGGCCAGTAGGCGTCGATGCCAATGGCGTCGATATTTGTCGAGGCCCATAGCGGATCGAGATGGAAGTAAACGTCGCCGCTGCCATCTTGTGGATGATGGCCGAAATACTCGGACCAGTCGGCACCGTAGGTGATCTTGGTGTCCGGGCCGAGGACAGCGCGGACATCGGCTGCGAGCGCGACCAGGGCGTCGACGAACGGATAGGCCGAGGCGGAAGCGCGTGCTTGCGTGAGGCCGCGGAGCTCGGAGCAGAGAATGAAGCCGTCGACGCCGCCTGCAGCAGCAGCGAGATGCGCATAGTGCAGGATCATGCGCCGAAAGGACCATTCGGCGGGGCCTGAGTAAGTGACCTGCTGTCCGCTGATGGAGAAATGGTGGCGCGCGGCAGTGCCGACGAAGGCCGCGACCTGGCTGGCGGCGGCGGTGGTCTTGTCGGGTGTGCCTCCGGCCGTGGGCGCGGGATGAATGGTGATGCGACCGCGCCAGGGATAGGCGGGCTGCGTGCCGTCAGGCTCGTAAGGATTGGGGCGCGAATTCTCCTCGGGCACGTCCATGAGGATGAACGGGTTGAGCGTGACCTTGTGCCCGCGCGCTTTGAGATCCTGGATGGCGGCGATGACAGTTTGGTCCGAGGGCGTGCCCCCATAGGCGGGGCGGCCGTCGTGGTGGCTGATTAGCGGCGCGCTGCTGCGCGTGAGGCCGGCGACGCTCCAGCTGAGCGGCTCGGTGCTCTTGGCGTGGCTGTCGACGGCGGGGCGGACCTGGCAGTGGCCGGCGCGAAGGTCGGTGCCGAACCAGCTCACGACCAGCGAGACCGCGCCGATGTTGGGGAAGGTAGCGGCGAGTTGGTCGAGAGAGACGTTCCAGTCGGTGTCGCTCTGGAGGGTGTGCGCGTTCTCGGTCTCGCTCTGACCGGGGCCGACGCGGCGGCTCACAGGCATCGTCGCGTAGACGAATTCGCCGGAGCCCGGGATCATGACCACCGCGCGCACGCTCTGCTCGAAGGGATCGACGGCGCGGAAGACCTCGAATGAAAGCTGGGGTAGGCGATTGCCGTAGGACTCAAGCAGCATTCGCTCGAAGACGATGTAGGCAATGCCGCGGTAGGCGGGGGCGTTGTCGGGGCCGAGATGCGCGACGATGAGATCGTCCTGCGGCTGGTCCTCCGTGCCGGTGTGGAGGCGATAGGTGAGTTGTGTGAGGTCCAGCTCCTTGCCGTCGGCCCAAACGCGACCGATGGAGGTGATCGTGCCTTCGCAGAGTGCGATGGCGAAGTTGGCGTAGTATCGATAACTGCGCGACGATGCGCCGCCGCCGGAGCCGCCTTTTCCGCCGCCCCCGCCGTGGTTCTTGACGATTTCCTCCTCGAGCGAGGAGGCCCAGATGACTTGGCCACCGAGGCGGGCGCGGCCGATGAGGCGCGGGACCGCAGCGCCCTCAGTCGAGGCGGTGATCCGCAAATCATCGAGGCGAGGGCCGCCGCGCGCGCGGGACTGCCCGGAGCCTCCAAGGAGCGCCTGATCGACGTAGCTGCCTGCGAGCGCACCGATCTGGCCACCAATCATGGCGCCGCTGAGCGTGGCGCCGAGGACGGTGACGCCGGCAGGTAGCAGCGCGGAGCCGACGGCGGCGCCGGCAACGGCGAGAGCGAGCGTGGCCATCAGGAACTGATCCCGGGAAAGGAGAAAACGGCGGCTAGGTGTCGGCGCCACCACGTGCCGAGCGGCACCTCCGCGACAGCACGGCCCTCAATGGCGTGGATCATCGTTGATGGTCCGGAAGATATGCCGACGTGCTTAGCGACTGCGTGTGCGCGATAGCGGAAGATGAGAACGTCGCCAGGCGAGGGTGCGTCGCGCTCGATCATGTGGCGGCGGGCGGCGGCGATCATGGTCTCGGTGCCCGTTGCTTCGGCCCAGTCGCGCGAGTATGCGGGAACGGCTTCCGGCTCGATGCCGTGCAGCGCGCGCCATACGCCGCGAACAAGTCCGAGGCAGTCGCTGCCGATGCCGCGCACACTTGCCTGATGATGATATGGCGTGCCGATCCAGCGCCGCGCTTCAGCGACGATGTCCTCGCGCGAGTAAGTCATGGGCTCAGGTTCTCTCGCCGGAGGTGCTGCCGGCGGGGCGCGGTGTGTTGCCGGGCTGAGCGATCGCCGTGACGAAGTCATTGCCGGGCATGTGCGGGAAGCCGCGATAGTTGACGGCATTGCCAAAGCGCATGGCGCAGGTTTCGATACGCTTGTCGCACCCGGCGGTCGCGGTGAAGGTGTCGCCAATCGCGATCGGCTCGCCCATGGACTGCCAGAGTTCGACTTCGATCATGTCGGCGCGGGCGCTGTGGCTCTTGATCTCCATGGCGCGTCCGGCATTGGCGCCGCTCGTGAAGGCGATGACGCCGCGGTTGAACCAACCCACGGCGTGGTCAGCGAGGCCATCGACGACGAGCCTGCGCGTGCTCACGATGGCGAGGACGGTTCCGGTGGCGCGGTAGGCGGGCGCTGTGACGTCGACCCCGCAGCGCGCATCACCGAGGTCGACGTCGCAGGTATATTGGAAGAGGCGGCCCTTGGGCTGCTGCAGATAGTGGGCAAGGCCGCGGACCTCGGCACTGAAGGCAGTGCCCGAGCGGCGGACCTCGCCGAGCGAGCCGGTACGCATGAGAACGCGCTGACCGGGCTCCTGCCAGTTCACGCGGAAGATCTCGATAGCCGCATCGTCGAAATCCCCAGCGGCGAGGGCAATCTCGGAGAGGCGGTCGGAGATGAGAGCACCCGTCACTTCGAGGTTGTCGACGCTGAGGCCGACCTGATCGCGGATCTCGCTCGCTGTGAACCCGCTGGCGGCCTCGAAGATCGTATCGTCAAAAGTGAGATCTCGATCGTGATCCGTGAAGCCGAGCTTCGTGCCGTCGCGGCGCGTGAGGCGCCAGCACCAGCACAGCGTCGTGGCACCTGATTGAAGATGGGCCGTCAGCGCGTCGCTGAGCTGCTTCATAGGCGGACCTCCACGATCGGAATCGAGGGAATAGCGCCGTGGCTGAAACCCTGGAGGCTCACTTCGAGCTTGTCGCTATCGAAGCGGACGGGGACGTCGAACTCGAATCCGGCAGTTACAACGGCGCCATCGGCGGGGATGTGCTCGGGCGCGAAGGCCAGAGTGCCGGTGGTTGGATCAAGGACGACATCGGTGCCGACTGAGACTGGTGTTCCATCCACAGCGACGAGCACGGTGCCGGCGACGGGCTTTATGATTTGCCGAGACCATGGCGCGTGCGATGTCCCGTAGCGCTTGACGAGCCTGTAGGTCGAGGTCGCGCCGTTACCGACGCCGAGCGGTTGATCGAGTGCGGTTGGCGTTGCGGACGGCAGGCCGGATCGGAAGTCGGCGTGGTCCTTCCAACGGAAGCCATAGAGGCGGCCGCGCCGCTCCTCGAAGAAGGCGATGACGGCGTGAAGGTCATCAAGCGTCTTGACGCCGTAGCCAGCATTGTAGCTGCGGCGCGAGTCCGCCCAGCGGCTGTTGCGTTCTTCGTGACCCGAACCGAGTGCAACGACGTCGGTTCGTCGCTCGGGGCCGCCGGTGGCGCCGCGCGAGATGGCGGTCGGGAAGCGGATCTCGTGGAAGCTCATGATGGCGACCGACCCTAGAGATTGCGTTCGGCGCGGCCGAGGGCGCGGGTGACGAGTGCTGCAATCTGGGCCTCGGATCGGGCGAAGCCCTCGACATCGGGTGTTGAGATGTTGATCGTGATGCTCTGGCTGCCTGCGCTGGCGGCGGCGACACCGAGGCGCCCGTCGGCCGTGCGGGTGAGCGGCATGATTGCCTCGGGTCCGCGCTCGCCGGCGAGCCCGGTGCGGCCGCCGGATAGTGGAAAGGAGACGGGCGACGCGATGACGCCGCCCTTGGCGAAGGGGATCGGCGTCCCGTGGTGGAGGACGCCGCCCTTGGCAAAGCCGAGGCCCGTGCCGGCGGAGAAGAGACTGCCGAAGAAGCGGCTCATGGCCTGGTCGAGCGGCTTGAAGGCAGCGCCGAGCACCATGCGTGAGAGGCTGAGGCCGAGACTGCGGACAACATCGCCGAGCGAGCGGCCCTGGACCGCGATGCCTTCGAAGGCCGAGACCATCGAGCGGCTGAACTGGCGACCTATGAGGGACGTGCGCTGCAGCTCCGTTCGGAGTGCGCTGGTGTCGGCAGAGACGTTGATCTGCCAGTCGGCGACGGGTTCGGCCATTTGTCTCTCTCTCAGCTGTCGGGATAGCGAGCCATAAGGCTCGCGAGTGATGGGCGGTCGATGGCGTTATGGCCGGGCGAAGGACCGAGCGCGCCGTCGAGTGCGGCCGCAAACTCGCGGGGCGTCATCGACCAGAGCACCGCGGGCGCCAGACGGAGAACGCCGAAGCCGACGCGCATCACGTCGCACCAGGGAAAGGGCCCGTTGTGCTGCTCGCTTCTGTCGGAGGTGAAGCCAGTGCTTCGCCTGTTTTGGCCATGGGTGCATCGTCGCTTGTGCCGAAAGTGGCTGTCAGCAGGCGCGAAACGATGTCGACGAAGCCGGCGGCGCCACCCTCGGCTCGCATGCGGGCGACGGCGTCGTCGGTGAACTGGTGGCCGGCGCCGCGCAGGCCGGCACCGATGATGCGAACAGCATCGCGCGAGCTGAGCCGACCGCGGCCGAAGCGCTCGGCGAGGGCGAGCATGTCTTCATCGCCGAAGGTGGACTCGAGTTCGGCAAGCGCGCCGAGCGTCAGACACAAGCGGAGATGTTGGCCATCGAGGATGGCATCGATCTCGCCGCGGTGAAGGTTGGCCATCGAGGGTCCTTTATGGTGCGGTGAAGGTGAGCAGCCCGGCGGATTCGAGCGTGATCTCGAAGGCGACTTCGGCGTCATGGCGGCCGGAGAGCTCGAAGGATGAGATCTGGAATAGGCCTTCGATCGTGCCGAAGTCGGGGATTGCGATTTGCCATTCGCGGATCGTGCCGTTGAAGACGTACTCGCGAATGGTGGCGTCGGAGGTGGCGTCCTTGAAGATGCCGGCGCCGGCGATGCGTGCGCTCTTCACGCCGGCACCGGCGAGCAGCTCGCGCCATTCGCCGGCAGAGTCTGCGTGCGTGATGTCAACGGTCTCGGCGTTGAACGAGATCGAGCGGGAGCGCAGACCGGCGACAGTCGTGAAACTGCCGGTGCCGGTGGTGTCGACCTTGAGGAGTAGGTCCTTGCCCTTCTGAGCGGCCATCGCGTGGGATCCTTGGCTGTGGAGGTCAGGCTGTTGGTTCGAGGACGGCGCGGAAGCGCATCGCCACCCGGTAGGTGTCGCCGTCACGCTCGCGATGTGTGTTCGAGGTCTCGTGGCGAAGATTCACGAGGTGGTGGTCGGCGAGGGTGAGCGGGGCATCGTGGAGTGCAGCACGAACGGCCTCGGCGAGGAGATGTGCTTGCTTGTGGCCAGCGCCGCGCGACCAGGCATTGACAGCGAAGATGACCTCGGCGCCGGATTCGGTACCTGTGGCCCAGTCGCGGGCTATGAAGCCGGCGAGCGTGAGATAGGGAAATGCGGCGCCCCGCGGCACGTCATCGTAGACGCGCGCGCTGCCGAGGTGTGCGATCACGTCGGCATTGCCGGCGAGGGCGGCATGGACTGCCTGCTGAAGGTTCCAGGCTGCGCTGGACATGCGTCATCTCCTGGAGGTGCGAGGTGAGCGGCTTCGCGCAACTGTCGATTGATCCGGCGAGCCTGGATCGTCGTTGGGTTCGGGTGTGGCTCGAGGCGTGCGTTCGCGGGCGAGTTGTTCGACGCGTTCGGCGAGGCGTCCGGCATCCTGGCCAGTGATGGATACAGTGAGCTTCACAGGTCACGCTCCACGCAGAGACACTTGATCCAGCGGCGGCGTTCGTCGACGTCGATGACGGCGACGATCTCGAAGCGGCGGCTACCGCTTGCGAGGCGCATCGTTGGCGTCACTCCGGATCGATAGCGCAGTGTGATCTCGTGCGAGACGCGGCCGGAGAGAGCGTCAGCGTCGAAGATCTCGGTGCCACTCGTCGGGCGAATCTGGCCCCAGAGATGCGCGATTGCGGTCCAGGTCTCGGTTGCGCCGCCGCCGCCATCCGGCGTGCGGGCCGCAGCTTCGAGCGTCAGGCGGTGGCGCAGGCGGCCGGTCGAGGGGCGCATCAGAGGCGCCTCCGGCGGTAAGGCGAAAGCAGCTCGGATACGGCGCCCGGAATGACTGTCGCGGTGGCGCCGATCTCGACGGGTTCGCGATTCTCATACCAGTGCGCAATGAGCAGCAGCACCGCCTGGCGTATCGATTGGGGCACATCCTCGGGTGCATCGCCGTAGCCGGCGACGAAATCGATCTCGATCCCGTTGGCGGCTCGGCCGGGAACCGGGAGGCTGCTGCTGCCGCTCAAGACAAGGCGTGCGGGATTGGCTGTGCCGTCGAGAATGAAGGCGGTATTGGCGACTGTCTCGCTGTCGTCGTCGACATCGAAGACCCTCACTGCCGTCAAGCTCCGCACGGGGCTCAGCGGAAGGTTCAGTGAGCGCGCGCGCGGCCATCGATCTAGGCGCAAGCGCCACGTCTGCGTGATGAGAGCGATATCGAGCGCCGCCTCGATGTGCAGGCGCGACGCGAGGATGAGGCTCTGGATGAGAGTGTCCTCAGAGCTGGCGTCGACACGCAGATGGGCTTTGGCCTCCGAGAGCGTGATCGGCTCCACGGTCGGCGCGCTGAGGAGAACGGTGGACATGGCGAACTCTCGCTGCAATTGGACGGGGCGAGGATTTGCACGGGCGACACCGGTCGCGGAGGAGGACGGTGCCGCCCGTGCGCGCTTCGGATGGCCGACTGTCACAAGGCGTGCGGCGCCGGGAGGAGCGGTGCGTCTACGCCGTCGAACAGGACGACATGCCGGGTGTGTGCGAGAAGCGCCGGCAGTTGCGGGGGCCTGATCGGATCTGACAGTGTTGCGCGGCAACTCCAGTGGGGGAGACCGGGAGTGGCTGCGTGGCTTATCCGAAGCGAACCGAGAACGTGATTAGTCGCCGAACTGCAGGAGCTTGATCGCGTCGAAGTCCTGGACGCCGCCGCCGACGCGCTTGGTCGTGTAGAAGAGCACGTACGGCTTCGACGAGTAGGGATCACGTAGGATGCGAATGCCAACGCGATCAACGATCAGGTAGCCGCGGCGGAAATCGCCGAACGCAATGGCGTAGGCATCGGCTGCGACGTCCGGCATGTCCTCGGCTTCGGTGACCGGGAAGCCCATGAGTGAGGGTGCCTCGCCGGGACTGATGGCGGGATGCCAGAGGTAGTGGCCGTCGCCGTCCTTGAGCTTGCGCACGATGGCCTGCGTTGCGCGGTTCATGACGAAGCGGGCGTTGGCGCGATAGCCGGCCTTGAGCGTGTAGACGAAGTCGATGAGCTTGTCGCCGGGATTGCTGGCGGGGAAAGCAGCGTCGGTGCCGGTCTTGATGGCACCAATCTTGCCCCACTCCCAACTTCCTTCGGCGACTTTGTCGTAGTGCATGAAGCCTGTGGGACGGGCGCTGCCGTTTCCGGTGACGAAAGCGGTGCCTTCCTGCTCGGCGAAGGCTGCGCGAACTTCCTCGGCGATCCACTGATCGATGTCGACGGCGGCGTCGTCGAGGAGAGCCGGCGTCGCGGCCGGCATGGCGTAGAGCTCCATGGTCGGGAAGGAGAGCTCCGCGAGCGTCGGCGAGGTGGTGGTCGGCCGGCTTGCGGTCTCGCCGACCCATCCGGCACCAGCTCCGGCAATCGAGAATGGCTTCTTGAAGACGGAGCCGGAGACCTGGCGGACGCTGGCGATGGCGCGGATTGGAGAGATCTCCTTCAGCGCCGTATTGACGGTCGTTTCAGTCTCGGCGGGGACGAGATATCCGCCGTCAGGTCCCGAGCCGACCGAGAGCGCCTTGCTTTCGATGTCGATGAGGCCGGCAGTCTCGCCTTTGCGGACGTAACCGTCGAACGCGGCGCGATGCTCGCGAGAGAGGTGCGGCCGCGGGCCGTTGGCTGAGAGTGCCGGGCGCGCAGCCTTGAGCGAGATCTCGTCGAGGCGACGCTTACTCTCATCGAGGGCGCGATCGAGGCGATCGATCTTCTCGACGGTCAGCGGGTCGGCCGCGCCTCGCGTCTCGATGTCGGCGAGACGGCGATCGTTCTCATCCTTATAGGTCTCGAAGGCGCGGAGGAGGTCGTCGAGGGCATGGTTCAGGTCGGGGCTGCTCTTGATCTCGAGGCCCGGTGTGGAGGCGGTCATGTGCGGTCTGTCCTTCAGATGGCAGGCGTTGAGCGGAGGTAGGCAGCAACGACGGCGCAGCGGTTCGCGAGCCGGGCTGCCTCGGACGGGTTGGCGGCTGCATCCCGCAGAGCGGCCAGACCCTTGAAGCCGGCGCGGAGGACCGCTCGGGCTTCGGTGCGCGTGAGCCCAGCGTCCTGCGTGAGCCAGCGTTCGAATTCACGTTCCGAGGGGCGCCGGTCCACGAAGGGCCGCGCCTTGATGGAGGCGATGCGGGCTTCGGGCAGCAGCGGAAACGTGACGATCGAGATCTCCCAAAGATCGACCTTCTCGATACGGCGGACGCCGCGCGTACGGTCGCGTTGGGCTTTGACGGTGCGAAAGCCGATCGAGAGACCGTCGATGGCGCCGACCCGCATGAGCGAGAGGACCTCGCGGGCGCGGGCGACAGTTGGCATGATGCGGCCGCGGGCGAAAAGGCCCTTTGCGTCCTCGGCGAGCGTTTCCCAGATGCCGATCGGCTCGGACGGATTGTGCTGAAAGAGCATACGGACGCCGGAAGGACCGCGGGCCGCGAGCGTGTCGCGAAAGGCACCCGGCATTACGACGTCACGGCCGAGATCCTGCCTGCCGAAAAGCGAGGCATAACCTTCGAACGCACCGTCATCGGCAACGCTCTTCATGTCGAGAGGCGTGAACTTCGCTTCGTGCGGAAGCGCGCGTTGTGGGGTCGCAGATCGAGGCTCGATCACGATGGAACGCTCCGGTTTCAGATGGGGTTTCGTGGGGGGACGATCAGGGCGCCGATATCAGGGCGCTGGTGTCGGCGTCTCGTTGTCGGCAAGCGGGCTGTAGCCGGCGGCGGCGCGCTTCTCGTTGAGCGTGAGGAAGGACGCCTTGTCCAGGCGGGCCCAGAGGGCTTCTCGTTCCGGCGAGAGGGCCTCGACGGCGTCGAGATCCGGGCGCAACTCGAGGTCTGCTTCCCAGGCCGGCGCGAGCCAACGCGAGAGCGCCTTGGATGTTCGACCGACAAGCGGAATGACCGTCTGACGCCAGAAGCCCCGCGTGGCTTCGGCCATGTTGGCGTAGGTGTTGTCACCGGGAATGCCGAGCAGCATGGGCGGTACACCGAGGGCGAGAGCGATCTCGCGGGCGGCCGCGTTCTTAGCTTCGAGAAAATCCATGTCCTTGGGCGAGAGCGACATCGATTTCCAGTCGAGACCGCCTTCCAGCAGAAGCGGCCGGCCGGCATTGACTGCACCCTGGAAGCCCTGCTCGAGCTCAGCCTTGAGGCGCTCGTACTGCTCGGCGGTGAGGCTGCCGTCGCGCGAGGTGTAGACGAGGGCGCCCGACGGGCGAGCGGAATTGTCGAGCAGTGCTTTGTTCCAGCGCGTCGCGGTATTGTGGAGGTCGATGGCGGTCGCGGCAGGTTCGAGCGGGCTCATGCCATAGTGATCATGTGCGGCATGGAAGAGCTTCATGTGAAGCACGCTGCGTACGCCTGGCACGCAGTCGCCGGCGAGACGCATCGAGCGGCCCCCGACGGTGTATTCATAAGCTTCCGGCCAGCCGTCGGAGCCCGGAACCACTTTCATGCGATCGGGGCGGAGTATGTGCAGCTCGCGGATTTCGTCGTCGATGGCGACAGCCTCGATGTAGCTGTTCCCGGCAACGAGCAGGTGTCCGAAGAGCGTTTCGAGGAACTCGGGTCCGACTTGCGCCGGATTGGGGCGAGCGATGAGGTCGGGTAGCGCGTGCGCCTCGATCTCCTCGTCGCCGCGATAGAGAAGAAGCGGCACGGAAGCTGCAGTCTCGGCGATCATGCGCACGCAGCGATAGACGATGGCGTTGCCCATGAAGCCTTCGCGGGCGAAGGCGGCATAGTCGCGCGGCGTCCACGCGGGCTGACGGAGCGTGTCGAGCGCGATCAGCGGGCCGACGGCACTCGCTTTCGATTCGACGTGAGCGTGCGGCATGGCTCTGCCGACCCAGCGGCCTAGGCGGGCGCCGAGCGAGGTCGCAACAGAAGTTGGGGTCATTCAGAGCATCCGTATGGTTGGGCTGCGCGGGTTCGTCAGCATGAGATCGGTGAGCGCCCACACGAGCGCATCAAGCCGATCCGGGCTCTTGCCTTGGGCGAGGCCGTCGGCACCGAAGGCACACATCTGGCCTTCGAGCTCCGGCCATTCGCCGACATGGATCACGCGGCCCTCGGCGTAGAGCGCGGAAACCGGCTCGGCACGTACCCACTTGCCGCGTGTCGCGCGCACGGCGCGGATCGGCACCGAGGCGTCTACCTGGCGCATGACTCCGACGACGAGATCGCCGCCCTGGTTGACCTCTGCGACAATGCGGTCGGCGGCGAAGTCGCGGTATGCAGCGATGGCGGCGCGGGCCCACACGGTCGGCTCGCGGCCGCGGATAGTGCGGTCGGCGAGGATGTAGGCGCGGCCGTCTTCACCGAGCCCCGCGACGATGATGCCGCAGGCGTCCGAGTTGGCGTTCGAGGTGACCGGCGGATCGACGGCGACGACGATGCGGGTGAGTTCCGGCGGCGCGGCAACGCGGTGCTGGTCGAGCCAGCTCTTGCGCCAGAGACCGCCACCTCGGTCCTCGACGATTTCGCCATCGATCTCCTGGCGGCCGAGTGCGGTGCCGCCGTAGCGCTTTAGGACACTCGAGAGGAAGGTCGGCGCGAGGTTTGCTGCATTGTCGGTCGTCTTGGCGCGTGACGTCACGGTCGTCTCGTCGGCCATGAGCTTTTTCAGGAGCGCGATGGGACGTGGTGTGGTGGTGACGACGGATTGCGGATGATGACCGAGGCGCAGCGCGAACTGCAGCATGTCCCAGGCGTGCTGGGCACGTCGCCACTTGGCAAGCTCGTCGCACCAGGCGGCATCGAATTGTGGGCCGCGCAGGTTGTCGGGATCATCGGCGGCGTACATCTGGGCGATGGCTCCGTTCGGCCATTGGATCTGATTGCGTGAGACGTCGTAGTGGGGGCGCTCGTGCGGCGCGTGAACAGCGAGGAGGCCGGAGACACCTTCGATCATGACGCTGCGTACCTGCGCGATGGTGAGACCGATGAGCGCGATGCGGCGTGCCGGCTCGTCCCGTCCCGTGTCGAGGCCGAGCGCGCGAGCACGCACCCATTCCGCGCCGGCACGGGTCTTGCCGGAGCCGCGACCACCAAGAATGAGCCAGGTCTGCCAGGGTCGGCCGTCCTCTGTCGCGACGGGGGCGAGCTGGTCGTCGCGTGCCCAGACTTGCCAGTCATGGGCGACGCGGATGATCTCGAGCGCCGAAAGCGCGGCGAGGGCTGCCTCGCGTTCGGCTTCAGGCAGGCCCGACAATCCGAGCAA